ACCAACGAGTTCTTGGTTTCCACCAGCAGGAAGTGTCAGTGTGTTTGTTACACCAGCACTATGTGGTTGTGCGATAATCTTTTGTCCGTGTGAATTCTGTTCACAGTTCAGTGTGATTGCACCAGAGTTTGAACCACCACCTTGAACCTCTACAATTTGAGTTGCTGGAGTTAAATCCAAATTACCAGATGCAGTTGAAACATTACCAGTTACGTTACCTGTAACATTTCCTGTTACGTTACCAGTAATATTACCTGTCACATTACCAGTTACGTTACCAGTAATATTACCAGTGAATACACCAGCGATTGCGCCTGTACCTGTGATGGTAGGACTTGTTAAATTTTTGTTTGTGAGTGTTTGTGCCGCAGTGAGGAGAGTAACAGTATCAGCAGTAAGAGCAGAACCATTACCAAGTTTGGTATAGAGTTCTACAAAGTTGTCATTGATTTTGTCACCACCAGTGCGTAAAGAATCACCAGTACCGTCATTGGCGGTATTACCTAATCCTAATGCTTGATATGCCATGTTAGTTTTCCTTTAATTTCTTTCTATTATTTATAAGACTTTTTTAGTTATGCTGTATCAAAAGTTCTTACATTATCGTCAAATTCCACGTTATCGGAACTAAACCTTGTGCCACTAGATGTTACAATTATCTCACTAGGTGGAGGCACATTGACTCTTGTTCTATATGCTCCAGCTGGTATGATATATTTATCTATCTCATCGAAAGTAGCATTCGTTGAGTCAAATTTTGTTCCACTATCAAATTCATTACCATTGATTTCTTTTATGGATACTTCATTGATTTTATATGTTCCCCATTGGTCAATAGTATATAAGTCACGAGTTTCATTTCCAGTTTGTGTTGCACTTCTGTATATGCCTGGATAGTTTGGTATCTGTGCATTGTCTCCAATAGGGGGAACTGCAAATGCGTACTTAGGAAGATTGTCTAATGTATTACCACTTGCATGAGAACCTCTACCTGTTCTTAGAACAACAGTAACATCCCTATGTAATGTAACATCTCTTTGTCCACTTGTCAAGTCCGAAGATTCTGGAACACCAACACCAGCATTGACTCTTGCAGTTGAATCATCTATAGTACCCAAACGTCTACCAAATACTGTCGTGAATAGATTAGTAAATGTAGATGCAAGTTCTGGTGAGTATGTATCGTCACCAATATAATCTCCAACAGAACCAGCAGTTGGGTTTTGAATAGTTGCAGATACAAGTGTTGAGAATGAAACTTCACCGAACACATTCCAACCAGCTGGGTGAACAGAACGTCTTACACTTTCTCTCCACTCGTTGATTGATTGTCCAATACGAACCACATATGAATAGTCTTGATAGAAATTAGAATCTTGAACCTTCATTTCAGATTCAGATACTTTACCTTGGTCGTTTACAAAACTACCAACCGTTTGTCCAACTGTTCCAATATTAGAAGTTGCCTTAGATGGAGTAGATTGATATACAACACATGTCGCACCTGTTATAGATGTGATTGTGTCTCCCTTATTAAAGTCAACACCTGTGTCAATTTCTAGAATATGGGTTGTAGGATTAAAGTTTACAACCACACCAGAATGACTTGTTAGTTGATCACCAGCAGTAAAACTACCAGATACATCCTTAACTAACATGTTTCTATTAAGAGTAAAGTCTGGTGCAGATGCATAATCTAAACCAAAGTTTGTAATAGAGATTCCCTCTACATGTCCAACCATTGGAGTTTCAGTTGATGCCGCATATAAACTTGAACCGTTACCAGACGTAGTTCCACTGTCAGATACTAAAGGTAGTTGTATGAAACCATTACCCTTATCAATCATTTCAATCTTAGTAATCTGTCCACGTTCATTCGCATTACTGCCAGGAGCATTACCAAAGGTTGCAGTCTCTATAACAATCTGTCCACCATCTTCCATAACTAGATGGTCTAATTCACCGACAGTTTCTTCTTGGTTTACATAGAATCTATCTTCTGTAACAATCAAGTTACCATCTTCAGATATAAAATGGTCTGGTGCAGTTGCTTGTTCTAGATTAAACGCACCACCAACAACAGCAATCTTTGCACGAACATCTTTACCTTCAGTGTTATCAACATTGAATACAAGTTCTTCACCGACAGAATATCCCTGTCCACCATCCTCAATTAATATCTCATCAATAGAACCAACACCAGCAGATTCAACACGAGCGGTTGCTGCATTGTTTCCAGCACCACCAGTTACACGAACAGGGTCAGCAGTATTATAATATGCACCCCCTGTCGTTACAATACCTTCAACAACAATACTTTTAATCTCACCAGATATTTCTAAGTCAAGACTAGTATCAATTGTTGTACCAGTTTCTCCAGCAATAAATGCTCCTACAACAGAGTTTGCATCTAGATTCAACTCAGCAATTTGAGTTGCACCTTCTCTAAATTTAATAACTGTTGCGATGATTGCTGTTGCACCAGATGTTCCACCAGTGATTGTTTCACCAATTGCATTATTAAAATCAGATGTTCCTGTTTCAACAATACGAATAACTTTATCTGTACTCCAACGACCATCAGATGGACGAAGTAGATTATCTCTTGGATAAACGATTGATGCTTCTTCATCAAATAGAATACGGAAGAATAATTTGTGCCCTTTCTCCGTACCCTTTGCAGCATACATGTCTTTGATATTCTTAATAAGTTTTCTTTTTGAGAGACCATCTGCAACCGTGTTAGGCATTGCTTCCATAAAGGAATCTCTAAACTTATCAAGGAAAGAATAAACTGTGTTATCAACGTCTGCGTATTCCAGAAGTTGTTGAATATTTTGTACAGGGTTTGCACGATAAGATGATACTGTAGATACTGCTCCACTAGTAGAACCTGTTACAGTTTCCCCTGTTTCAAATAGTTGTTGTGATGTAATGAATAAACGATTGTTATTATCAAAGTCATCTACGAGAACACGAGCAGTTGCTTTACTGTTTGTACCGACAATAGTTTCACCAACAACAAACTTACCTGTAGATGATTCTAGAACAACCTTCTCTTCATCTTCACTAAGAATAAAATTGTTAGTAAGAGTTTCTTCAATAACATATTCGTTTGAACCAGTAAGTGTTAACTCACCTGCTTCAAGAAACTCATAATAGTATTTTAGAAATAAAGAAAAGAGGGGATGGTCTTCCCGAACAAAATCTGGAAGTTGCGACTCAAGATGAGGCGATACCTTATTCTTTAGTGTAGGATGGTTTCCCGACATTTATAAAAACCTTAATATGATGAACTAGTAGCGTATCCAGTTCCAGCAGAAGAACCACCAGACTCGATAGTATCCACTTCAGCAGTTACTTTTGTATTTGTAAAATCTATTTCCAATAGTTGGTTTCTAACAGGAACGATATCATTAGACTTAGGTTGTACCACAACTGAGACAGTTCCATCAGAATTAGATGTTCCTGTAATAGTCAGAGATGGAAGAGTTACCAATCCAGTTGAGTAATCAACTGTTCCTGCTGTGTTATTTAAATAAGTTCTTGTTGTACCACCAACAAGATAGTATGTACGAATGTTACCATTACCATCATCATCAATGAATATAGTATTTGAATTTCCAGCAATAGTAAAACCAGTAGATACTACAATTCCACCCATAGTAGCATTATGCCCAGAGTGTGGGTTATATAAAGCATTACTATAATCTAGTATATACTGAGAAGATGTATTAAGAACAGGTTTGATTGTTTTCTCAATCTTCAAGGTTGTAATGTTTGATAGAATAGAATTATCAGCTGCATCAATTAAACGTGATAGTTTTGAAAATCTAAAGATACCATCAAAGTTTTGCAAGTCACTATTATTATATGTTGTAAGAACATTTGTAACAATAGTCTCAATTGATGTTGCAGTATTTGTAGTAGACTTAGAATCAAATTTTACAGTACTAGTCAGTCTAAGTTTTGTTATTTCTGGGTCAACAATAGTTGGACGAACAGATGCAATATTATAACCATCTAGTAATTTTACAATACTATCTTTCTGTGCCTGTGTTAAATTTACACCAGACTGTGTTTTGATTGCAAGGTATACTTGTCCATATCTTGGTGGGTTATTATCTTCACCACCCCACACTTGAATTGCTTTTGTGTCAGCATATACTTGTGGTACGATTGTTTTATAATCTTGTGTTGTTACTGCTCTACCCTGTGATGAATAATCAAGAGGAGCATTATATTTAATTGATTCTATTGTTTCTGGTTCTGCACCACCAGATGCAGATACAAGAGTTGCAACTGTGATATCAGATTCTCCACCAACACTAGTTCCACTGAATACACTTGCACCGTTTGCTTTATCTTTGTTAGTAACAATATATTCTAGAATTACAATATTACCGTCTGTTGGTTTAGAACCAACAACACCATCGCCAAAGTAAACTTCAAACTTTCCATCTTCAACTTCCTGTAGAAAATATACATCTGATGTTTTAGTAACTTGTGAAATATCAGTTGCAAGAGTATATGTTGTTAGTGTTGCATCTGATACTGAATTTTGAACTGAAACTTTTAATGTGGTTGTATCTGCACGAGCATCTGTAACCATATACTTCTTATCAAGGTTTGCACTATCTACAGTATACTTTGCAGTAACTAGTGTACCTTCATAGATTGGTAGATTAACAAAACGTGTAATACCGTTTACAGGTGAAACAGTTTGAGCTGCATTCACAACAAATCCATATGTAGAATCATTTACTTTAGTAGTGAACTTAGTTCCCTTTGAAATTGTTGCTGAACCACCTGTAAAAGAATTAAGTGTCACATCAACATAAGCAACTGGTGCTCTTGCAGAACGTGGAGTATAACCCAAAGTCTTTGCGTGAGAGACTACCGAAGAACGTAGGGTTGCAGTATCCAAGAATGATTCATTGACTGCCATGTTTGCATTCATCGCTAAGTAATGCGTGTTGTACGCAAGTAAGTCGATGATAGTAGAGAGTCCCGAACCTTCAAAATTGTAGTCCGTAAACTCTGTTTGGTTTTTCATGTATGTCTTGAGATTGTTTTTGATATCATCAAAGTCCAACTCAGTGACTTGTAATTTTGTTGCCATTTATCTTAGTCTCTCTAAAAATATATCCAATGCCTGTAGTTCTGCTGGACTGTTAGCCACATAAAACTCTATGGTTACTTCATAACGATTTTGGTCGATATCACCTCTAACAATTACATTCGACAGTTCTGCTCTAGGTTCAAAGTTTGTTATACAATCTTCTACATGTCTTGCAAGTAGATTTGCAGTTGAGGGTGAGACAGGTTCAAACAATGTAGCACGAATGTCTGAACCAATCTCTGGATGAAACGGTCTTTCATAGAAATTTGTATTAATCAGATTCCTTACACTTCTCTTAACTGCGTCAACGTCTGACAGTCTAGCGATATCGCCAGTAACAGGATGCTTTGCAAAGGACAAGCTAATGTCTTTGAAAATGTTTGTGCTTCTGCTAATGTTAACTGCCATAGTTTTCTCCTACAGTTATTTATAACGGAACTACCAAGTCACGATTCTTAATATGCTGTTCTGCGATATCTTCTTTCGATTGTCCGTGGTAACTCACTGCATGGTGATTCTTAATCATTAAGTCATTAATTGATGTGTCAGCAAAGTCTGTAGTTCTCCACAACTCTCCAAGGATACGTCCATATTTACCTTCTGCATCCTTTCTTGTTTTGAGAACAATACCACCTTCATCATTCAATAACTTGGTGATATAATCTTTTGCCATCAATCCATATTTCTTTTCGTCCAAATCCCTTGTACGACTTTCTGGTGTGTCAATTCCAAACATACGAATACGTTCTTTCTTCAACCACACACCGAAACCCAAGTCGATATCTACATCAACTGTGTCGCCGTCCACTATCTTTACTACTTTACATCTATACTCGTACATATCTTACCCCTTTATGTTTTAACTATCGGAGCCCATACCCACTTGTCATCCGCAAGCTCAAAGTTTATACTTTGTATAAACTGCGCTGGAGCAGAATCATTGATTACGTCCTCATAAGTTATTGCCGCATTTAATACGACTATTGTTGCTATCAATGTATACCACATTTGATTTCCTTATATTAATTTATCCACCAGCCGAGGTATTACCAGAACCAGAAGCAGATGCATTTGCAACCCAACTTCCATGTCCACCAGTACCATCGCCTACCCTGTGTACACCTATACCGTTAACCTTAACCGTACCACTTCCACCTACCGCTGGGTCACCACAACCTGTAGTGTCACCGATTCTAACAACCGCAGCTCCGTTACAGTTCACGTTTGGAGAACCAACCGCATAAGGAGTTTGGTGAAAAGGGTTTGGCGTGGGGGATGCATGTCCAACATGCGTATCTAATCCCACTCGACTAATTGCTGGCATACTCTCTCCTACGCAAGATTATATAACTTACCAGCTTCACCATATCTTCTGTGATTGTGGAAGGTCATAACTTGCGCTCTGTTACCGCTTTCTTTTAATGAAATGTGAATCCAAGGATTCCCACTTCCTGTATTTTTGTATTCCAACAATAGTTGGTCATGTGGAACATTTTCGCTTATCCAAATAGCAATATCATAATAAGAGCTCTTAGGAATACCAGAGAACTGTAAGTCTACAGCATTACCTGTGTTGTGTTGAGAAGTACCACTTCTATTTCTAAATGCATTTGTTACCATAACATTAGGATACTGTGCTTTGATTGGTTCAAGAACATTCACCGCTAATGTTTTAAGGTTGTCAATAATCTCTTGTTGTTTCTTACCTTCATTACCACCCTTTGGAATTGGAGACTTTGCGACAATAGAATGTGCAGATAGTTGTCCAAGAGTATAATTCGGTGATAGAGGTAAACT